GTGGAGCGAAGCGAGGCTGACTAGACCTCGATCCCGTTCGGGAGGATTTCACACTCCGCTCCTAAAGGATGCAACACGGGTCTCAGACCGGGCAGCAGAACCCCCCGGCAGCACCCCCCGTGCCACACCCACCGTTGACTCACGTACGCGGTGTCGTCACTCACCGACCACCCGGCCAATGAAGGCAAGGCAGCGCTGCGTTAGAAGCCCTAGTTCAAATACTTACCCACGTCCCACGACCGCTTCCACCAAGCATCCTCTTCAAGAACGCTGGGGTTCCAATCAGTGACATCATCCCAAACATCAAAGCGAGTAACTTCATGCCGCTTCGGGGTTTTCACCGCTATAACGGAATACAGTGGTGTGGCAATATCGATGTAATATTGCTCTATGGCCAACTGTTCCGCTACGGTGATACCCCACGCGTCTTCGAAGGACACCCGCATTGAGTCGTCGACGCCAGTGCGAATTTTATCCGTCCAGTAGATGCAGAACCTCTCATAGGCATCCGGGGTGGTGAATCCACAGACGCCCCCGCTGAGTCTATAAAGGGACGCAGCAGCCACACTCAACACGGGGACTCCTGGGTTTTGCATGAGCTCGCCAAGGGCAGAGGCCGCCAACACGCGCCTAGCTTGCACGTCGTCAACGGCTCTTGGGCATTTGGTCAGGCAATCCAAGACTTTCCAAGGATTTCGCACCATGACAGGCCCCTCCTCCCCCCAGCAAACTCGACTTTGGCAAAACTCAGCCTCTGAGAGTCTGTCGGTGACAACGACCTCAGTTACCATCCCACAGTCGAGCATGTGCTTGCGCAATTGCTGCTGCCACCCCTCACCCGACAACCTCTCCATCACAACAACACTGTCGTCGCCGTCGAGAAGAATGTTGTGCTTAGGCGAGCCAATGCGGGAGATCCAACTAGCAATCATACCATAGTTGAGTATAGAATTGCCAAGTGCTGTGTTGAGATCCCCGCTAGCCCGCTTAGCACGAATGCGGTACCGGATTCCGCCATGGGAAAAGCCCCTGCTCTGCTGTTGCCACTTGAGCAACTTGCGCAGTTCTGCAGATGAGCCCCGGCAGCGCATATAAAACGCATGCTCCTCTTTCAGCAACCACTCGTTAACGTGGGCATCAAACCTTGAGTGGTCCATGAGAATGAATATTGGGTCAGAATAGCCAGCTGCCATTGAGGCCAGGATCATCCCGCGCTCGAGCGGCGATCGGCCCTTGGCAATAACTGGCGTCCCGTCCCAATTCCTCAGGAC